GAGCTACTGGAGCTAGGATTTGATGAACTTGAAGAACTGCTTGAGCTTGGACTAGAGCTGGAACTGCTGGACGAGCTGCTGCTGGAGCTGGATGAGCTTGAGCTAGGATTTGATGAACTTGAAGAGCTGCTAGAGCTTGGGCTTGACGAGCTGGATGAAGAACTGGAACTACTGCTACTTGAACTTGAGCTTGAGCTTGGAACCACACAACAGCAATGAAACGGAGGCATTTTAGATTACTCCTATTCAACGCAACATCTGTTGAAGACAGTCCATGCGCCGAGTACGAAATCCGCCGATATCTGCCACTCTGCCCAGACCCAAACGCCAAACGCCTCTTCGTGATCCATGTCTAGGATGCAGTTCGACAAGTCTACAACTTCGACTGATGCACCTATCAACGAAGCGACGTTTGGCGAACTCCCTTGAATTTGTATCCTCGTTTCCGTCTCGCTGGAAACGACTATCGGCCCCTGAATCGTCCCTCCATCGACCTTACTATCAATCAACAGCCAATTGATCGCTTTTCCGGCTGCGTCCCGTAAAACCCCAATCGTTTTTGTTAAGTCTTCTGGCTGACCTCCGTCTAGCGCTCCCGTAAAAACTACACCTGCGTTCTGTCCAACCCGCCAATTAACGGTGGTCGGAGATGGTGGAACATACGTCACCTGCCGAAAATCAGTGAAGTCGGGGTTCCCCTGTGTTGGCAAAAATGCTGGGTAAACCTCTCCAATGCTGTACGTTCCGATCCTTCGTTTTCCGAATGGCTTTGCGACGGATATCCCTGGCTTGTTTGGATTGCCTTCTTCGTAGTCAATGAACTTCAGTATCCTCAAGTCGAACCCACGGCAAATCACGTAGTCATCATACAAGTCGTCTGCCGCAACCTGCATCATTGCGCAGAATGGCGATATGCCATCCTGTCGCAGGTTGGCATTCTCACCCTGAATTGGATTAAAGGGCGGAGGAGTTTTGAAAAAAGGCGTTGCTCTACGTCGTTTTCGGAACATCAATCACTCTAGCGAACGTCAGCTAACAACTTGACACTTGTGATACCAGCAATTACGGCTGTTACCGACGCCCCGTCATTAACAGCGACAGTGATTCGAACGTCCAGGATATCTCCAGGCGACAGCGATGTTGGAGTTATCACAAAATCGATGCCTACAAACGTAGTGCTGTTCATCGTCGTCGCTGCCGTTGTCACAAGGTCGGAACCGATCGCGTTGTCTGGATCGCTCTGGAGCTTGTAGGCTTCCACGTCCAGGGTTGCGGAGGTGTCTGAGACTGTAGTAATCATGCCAGCAGTAATTCTCAGTTTGACTGATTGCCCTGCTTCGTACTCCCAGGGGAGCTGAACTAGGAATCGCGCACGCTTGTTGGTCGCCCCGAGAGCCTTCAGGTCTTCCGATCGCACCGATGGTGTTGCGGTCCCGAATGTTCCGCCAACCAGACCAAGATCGTCAGCAGAAGGCGTTCCTGGCAATAGGGTCTGCATCGCATCCCACACACGGAAATCCGTTAGCGGAATTGGAAATTCTTGATACTCTGCCAAAGCCAAGATGTCGGACTTGGGTATCGCTGGCGATATATTTCCCCCGAGTCGGAGATTGCCCCCAATGACGAGATCGCCTGGAATACTGGTAGGACTTGCCATTTCATTTTTCCTTGAATTTTAAGTGATAACAAAAACATAAAACAACTACGGCGTGATCCATCCCCCGCCAGAATCACCGAGCGATGCGATCATTGCTGCCTGATCCTTCCATTCCGGACCTACGTCATCGCGACGTTCGACAAACGAATACAACCCAATCAAGAGCTTGTTTCGCTCGTCTAACTGATAAGCCATTAGAGCGCGGTTGTCTGCGGCAACAGACTTCCATCCGTCGAGTCTCGCGACAGCCGTATTCATTCTCTCAGCAATAGCCCGATGCTTGTGATCCGCCAGCGCATTGGCATTCTGCAAGAGCAGCGACGAGAATCTTTCCTTGCCACCCAGGAGCCCATTGAGGGCTGTCTGTAGCTGCTGCAGGAGAATGTCTCTCTGGGATATTTCCGTTCGTATCACTGTCTGACTAGCCGAGTGCTTACGTTCGACGGCTTCCATAAACTGGAGTTTCACCTGCTGAAGCTGTTCGTACAGCTTGTGCGTTTCGGCATTAGACCACTTCGCGTAGGCATCCCGTATCTGGTAGATCCTATCCGTAGAATCAATGTTGCGTTGCTGCACGTCCTGTAGCTGTGCGTACAGCCGCGACTGGACCTCAATGCCCAATCTGTTGCTAGCGTCTTTTGCAGAAAAGATGGCCTGCTTGCCAGCCAATACCCGATTGCGAGTCTCTTGGAGAATCGCATAGACACCGCTGATTAGCGATGCCTGATAACGCAAGACCTCCTGCCGCACTGCATGCAGTTGGTTCTTTCCGTCAAGCGATCGCGTTCTCATATTCAATTGCTGTTCGTACAGCCGACTCTCACCTTCGATAGTCAGCGAACGCACGGTCCGTTGCTGATCGTACAGTCTGTGCTCATTGTCCAATGCCTGGGTTCGCACGCCGCGCTTCTGTTCGTACAGCTTGTGCTGACTTTCGAACCTCTCGCGATTCAGGCGATCGTTGAGCAATTGGATTTGCTCGTCCCTGTCACGATGATTGCGCTCTGTGATATCTGTGATAAGTGTTGCAGTGGACAAGCCACGAGTGACCAACTGTTGCAACTGCACAGACAGCCTTGCCGCGAACTCCTCGTTTATTCTGGCTAGTTCTGTTGTGCCTAGACCGTCCAGTAGCCCGCCGGATGCGAACTCATGCGAGTCGTAATCGTTAAGCAACAGGGTCGTGATGTCCCTGGTATCTGTCGCGTGCGACGTAAAATCGGGGAGTAGGAAGTTTATGACACTTCGGATTGTTGTCGCATGCGTTGTGTAGTCGCTAGTCAGCAGTGCTAAGACCGATTGGAAGTCCGTAACGTGAGCGTCGACCAACGCCCCTGCACTTGTGCTAACTGCATCCAAGTCAGTCGATACAGCCGTGTAGTCGGCATCTAGCTCAGTTAGGATTGTGCCGACTTCCGTGACGTATGTACTGAGATTGGTAGCCACACTTGCTAGCAGTGCATCAATGTCCACTACGTGAGCATTGTAGTTCACAAGAAGCAAATCGACCGCATCGGCATAGGCGGTGACATGGTCGTCCGTCACTGTCTCCAGTGCAGTTACTTCAGCCTGAACAGCAGAAATGTGAGCCACAACGTTCGCCTGCAATTCGGCGAGTCTGGCATTGTAGTCTGTGATGTATGCCTGAAGGGTCGTTTCCTGATCTGTCAACAAGGCTTCGATATCGACGGCGGTGGCAGCCGCGTTGCTTTCCAGATCGCTAAGTCTGAGGTCCATCGCTGTTAATGCGGTTTTAGCCTCACCCGCATCTGCGACCATTTGCGTCTGGTTGCTGGAAATAAGCGTTTCAATCGCATCCATGTACCCGTCTAGGTCGGTCATGAACACGCCAGCTTGCGTATTCTGCTCCGTTATCTGGGCGGCAAAATGATCGTGCGTTGTGTCGATCATCTCCGTCCAGTTGACGAGGACCTCATTGTATCTGGCTTGGTTGGCGTCCCTGGCTTCGTTAGCCGCAATCGTGTAGCTGTTGCACAGGCTCAGCAGCACTTGAACGGGCTTCATCCCCTCCCGCGTCAACGCAAAGTAATTCGTCGGGGGTACTGTCGTTGTGTCCTGCGTGATTCCAGTAACTTCGTACCCTTGCGCAACCAACCACCCCATGACGTTTTCTGGGACGTTGCTTACGGTCTGCGTGCTCCACCAGACGCCTAGATATGGATTGGCAATGGTTGGCAGGATGATAGGGGTTTGGCCAGGTAACTGCTCTGGTACTTCTGGTATCGTCATACTATCTCCACTTGCCGCTTGGTTCCATGAAACATACAGCACCCTCCCATGCCCAGGCACCACTTGAATACAAGAGCAGGATCATAAACAAGCCCCTGGCGCGAGGATAGCTTCGATGATTGACTCCTGCCGTCCATGTGCCACGACTCTGGATAATACCATCTTCACGCAAGTCCTCTAACGCCCCCTCTGCGGCTATTGGGCCAAGGCCGGAAGCAATCACGAATTCGATAGCCGACTTGGCGTTAATGCTGACCTGCTCCGCTGAGTCGGCCACCAACACATTCCATTTAACATCTGCACTGCCCGATGCTGTGATTCCATGAACTCGCAGAAGCCTGCCGTAGGTCTCCTTGTCGTTCATTTGTAGCGGACCGATCGCTACCAGTGAGCCATCGTAGTCAACGTTAAACGGCCAGAACGTTTGAGTGTCTGCTTCGAACAGCCAGGACACCTCTGCCGATGGAATGTAAATGCGGACGCTTCTCGTTGCATGGTCGTATTCCAAGACCGTGTTTACGTCCGTAACCCCTGATAACTGCTCTGGAATGATGCCATCAGACAGCCCCTGAACGCCATCGCCACTTGCCGACACTGTGTAAAGACCATGTGAAGACAGGAAGTAGTACCTGTCGAGATGATCGCGACACCATGCTCTAGGACCAACGATACCAACGTCTCGTGAAATGTTCTGTAGGCTACCGTCTGCGGTTGGATCTCCACGAACTACCCACAGTGAACTAACGGTCGCCGCGAGCATGTACGCATCCTTGTGCGGAATAATCGCTACGATGCTGCCACCCAGCTCACCAGCTTCGGATAGCTGAATCACAAAGGGTCTACCAGCGTCGCTTACGTCGGAACTCATGCTCCAGTCTGTGTATGCAAACTGGCGACTTGCATACATCGCTTGGTTGACAGGCCGGATGAACCGATCACGATAGATGCAGTCAATGTTGCTACTAGACCCTGGTGCGCTTGCGCCAGTCTCCGCCACCACATAACCGCCACTGTGAACGACGCCAGCTGGAACTGTTGATGCAGGTGGGACCCATGAGCCGCCGCGTCGGCGACCCCTGAAGTCCTCAGATCGACAGTTCACCGACCATGGGCAGGTGTACCGCTCCCGCTTCCCTACTTCTTGACGAAAGGAAAGCCCTCGTCCAACGCCATTCGGGAAAACAAGTTCCTTGGTTGACACGTCATCTCCAATTACGCCAAGGCGACCGAGCCGGTGTTAACCAAGATCTCCCAACGGAAGCCCGTTGTGTGAGAAACGGAAATCAATTCCAGTAAGTCGCCAACATCAGCAAACGTAGCTGTCGTGTTGCCAGTTACATTTAGTCCGTTTGAAGCAGTGACCGTAGCATCACCGCCATCGGTCTTCATCCGAATGGTAAGTCGGATTCCTGCTTTTGTTGGGTTGGCAAGAGTTCTCGCCTCTGCGGCAGCCGTCACCAGCTCGCAGAGTTGCAAGTCTTTCTCAACTACAATCCGCCCGCCCGCACCAGGATCTTTAAGCGCATGGTCAGCATCCTTGACGGTGTTCAAAATTCTATGGGCATTTCCCGCTGGCATAACTACTTTCCTTTTTGAAAAAACTAAGGGTTGATTTCTAACTCGGTTTGCTAATCTGTAAACACGGTCCAAGGTGGCGTTCGTGCTTCAAGGGTTGCTTTTGCGGCTAAACCAGCCGCTCCAGGTGGAGTCGTACCGGCTATCGATCCTAGATAAGCAGTGCCTCCGTTTACCGCTCCTGCCGCCAGCGATTGCAGAATTGTGTCGAGCCTACCTGATGTCATTCCTGGAATCTGATTGAATCCAAGAGTTAGCATCGACGGGCAGCTTGCAATTGTTGTAGCTGTTGATGGAGTTCCAGTAGCGAATAGCGAAGTCAAACCAGGAAGAACCGCTAATGTTGCGTTTGAAAAATCAGTTGCCGACCCGCTCAAATTCAATGACGTTAGGTTGGTCATTTTCGCAAACGTCGCCGTACTCACCGCCAGCGACGGGCTTGTCGTTGTGCCGAACGCCCCAACCCCAATTCCGTCATCGCAGTCTAGTGTTGTCATCACAAACGTATCGGTGACGAAGTTAACATCAGTCTCAGTTGCGTCTATATAAACAACACACGTTTTTTCATTTGTGTTTGCAAATGAGATCGTTACTGACTGGCCACACTCAATTCTGTTTTCACCACTACAGTCAAATACTGTAGGTGCTGATGGGTAGCTGTTTGATGCGTAAAATTGCGGATTGGCCGCGCCGCTGGTTGTGTGCGTGAAAACGATCTTTTTGAAACCCACTATATCCGGCTGCTGGTTTCGGAACTGGTCAAACAGAACAGTTCGATTATCTGATGATGCTGCAGTTCCCCAGGCAGCGTAGGAAGCAGTTGCTAATGCTGCTCCAACTAGATTTTGCCCCACCTGGTTGTAATGCTCGTCACCGCCAGCTTCCATTTCGGTATTGTCGAAATCCTTAGCCCCCGTATAACCCATCAGCGCAAATGATGGATTCTCGGTACAGACTTCATTTTGCGCGGTGCGAATTGGTATGTAGTCGGCTTCCTCAGTTGTCCCGACATACGTTCCCAACTCGGAAACAACTGTTTTCATTCCGAAGTCTGCATTCACCTGTGCAATCAAAGCAGCATAGTTGGCTTTGTAAGTTGCGGTTGGAGCGTTGCTAACACCCGCGTGCCCTTCTTGCTCACCTTGCAGCAGAATCCCAATTTTATCAACCACACGTAACCCAGCAGACACACATGCAGCGAGAGCCGCGGTTATCCGTGGCTTCATCGTTACATCGTAGTGATTTGTTCCGCTTGAAAGATCCCATGTACCGCCGCTGCCTTCAACTGGTGCCCCTGCAATCATCGAAGAACCACCGACAGCACAATTGACGAACACGCATGGAGTACCACCAGCCGTTACCCAAGTCTTAGCAAAAGCGTTCGCCATATTGCCTTGAATCCAGCCGACCCATGATTGACCAAGCGGAAGGATGGCATTTGGAGCGAACTGAAACCCCTCGCCGCTACTTGCAAAGTCTGCACCTGATGGAGCCGAAGCGAAACCCAAAGCGTTTGATTGACCGTAAAGAGCAACAAGCGTCACCGGAATTCCGGACAAGTCCCCCGAAAGAGAAACCGATCCTATATTGGCAATAACCTCCCAACGGAATCCCGTTGTGTGCGAGACAGAAATCAATTCCAGTAGGTCACCCACATCGGCAAATACCGCTTGCGTGTCACCAGCGACGTTGAATCCATTGACTGCTGTTACCGTGCAGTCACCACCGTCGGTCTTCATCCGAATCGTCAATCGAATTCCAGCCTTTGTCGGGTCGGCAAGTGTTCGTGACTCTGCGGAAGCCGTGACCAGCTCACATATCTGCAAATCATCAAGCGACTCGATTATGCCGCCTGGACCTGGATCTGCTATCGCATGATCTGCGTCGAAAATGGTATTGAGGATTCTATGGGCCATGACAGTTTTCTTAGTAAGGTGGATTGTTAATCAACCAGGCTTCTATCGAACCAACCCCGCCATTACCACCCTGGGCAATAACTACTTTGATGCGTTCGTCTTTAATCGGAATGAACTCGCTTGGGTTTGCGGAATCCGCTCCGTCCGCTACCGCATTTAGCAATGCACGCGGATACCAAAACACCACGCTGGTGCCTGCATTTGTTTTTGAAATGATCGGTATACCGCTGTCTTCACCCGTAATAGTCAAGTCTGCACCAGCGGCAATAGTGCCAGGTGCATATCGAAAGCATACCAGAAACCCATTAGGGTTTCTGTTGTTTCCGTGCGACAGATACACAGTTGCATCACCACTGGCATCACAAACGATATCTACTTTTGCTGATGAAAACATTGTTGGTCCCTTTGAATTACAAACTTGTTCCGTCGAGTGTCAGTCCGCCGATTCGCTGCTGCCTCAAGCGGTATTCGTCATCTACAACGCCGAATCGAGCGCGTTCGCTTCGGGGAGAGTCTGCCCCTAGCGATGCTGGAGAACTTCGCTCTTGGTCGTCGCGAATCGCAAAAGCAATCATTTCCATGAATCGCTTTTCGTGGATCGCGTCTCTTTCTTCAAAATTGTGCTCCGCTGCTGCCAAGCACGCTTCTAGCATCACTTGACTTAGCACCTCTCCGCCAATTGGATAAAGGTTGGTTTCATCAAGCAAAACAGGACGCAGGATCATCGGCACCCTGAGTGTGTAAGCCTGATCTGGTGCTGGGTACATCACTAGCACTTTTCTGCTTCCTACCGTTGGATCGAACGTCACAGTCCTGACAGAATAGAACAATGGCCGATCGAACTCGGGGTTATTGCCCTCTAGATGGCGAATAGTCGAGTCATGCCGCCATTTCACTGGCGGATACCAACATTCAGGGCTTGGGTAGTAAGTTAAGTCGCTGTCGTTTGACACAGCATCAAACGCAGTGTCTAGCGATATTTCCGGTCTGGCTAACTGGTAGCTCGCCGCGGTTGATACGGTTGCTGTGCTTGTGAGTGTGATTTGGGTATTGCTGTCTCGAGTCGCTACGGAGTAGTACCGATTGTTGACCTTCAGCACACCGGAAGCCGCCCATGCCGGGAACGTGCCACCAGTCAGCGTTACAACACCTGCTGCAACTGTGATCGTTCCAGTTGTGTACGGCGCTGTCGTGGTCACGTCTGCGACCGGACGCAGGAAAGACCAATTGTGTGCAGAGTAAACGCGACGTAGCCCATCGTTCAGGCAGTCGGCAATGTCGGCTTCCTGGTCTACCGTAAAGCCACTTCGAATGCCAAATAGATAATGACCAACCCGCTCTTGCAGTATCAGAAAACTTACATTAGTGCTGGTCATTGGATCGCCCTATCTTGAAGACGCTAAAGATCGGGGAGGCGGCGAAGATCCGCCTCCCCTGAATCTGCAGACTGGTTACTCGTATTGAGCGCAAGCAATCCAGTCGATATTAACAGTCAAACCAGCATTGCCAGCGATGTCCTTGATACCGATGATCGGTGCTAGGAATGCATCATCAGGGAATGTGGCCGCGTCAATCTCGGTAGCTGTCAGGCGAGCGGGGCTGACATTGCCGCCAGGGATGGCACCATTAACAAAGAACTCAATCGTCTTTGGGTTCGGACGATATCGGAACCCAAGCTTGACGTAAGTTGACGCGACTGCGGTGTGCAGCGAGTCGAGCTTGGTCTTTGTTGCACCGTTCTGGTACGTCTGGCCGTCAGCCTTGTAGGCCGCGTCGATTGCAGCTCCTTCGGCCTGAAGGTGGTTAAAGCCCAGGAAGTTCCTGTCTGCCAAGGCTCCCGTCGAATCCACGAACAAACCGTCAGTGACGATCATATTCGCTTGGCCGAGACCTACACCGTAGGACCACTTGGCTGCGGTGATTGCGCTGACCGACAAGCGGCACTCAAACGCAAGATCCTTGTTCGCAAGTAAGAACGGCGCTGAAGCCAGACCGCCCCACTTGAGCACAGCCTCGTCGTTCGCTGCGTTTCCGTCGATAGACAGTGCCAGAACGCCCTTTTCGGTTGCAGTGTCGGCAGCCAAGGCAGCCAAGCAGCCAGCCGTCAGCAGGTTCATCCACGGACCATCCAGAGACGTAGCATTGAACGTCAGGAAATCGTCAAAAAAACCAAATGCGGCATTCCCGCTTGGTGTGTGAAAAGAACTGCCACTTGGGTTCATACCCTGTGGCATGCCGAAGTCTCTCCAGATATTGTTCGACAAGAGCCTTGTCGAAAGGTCGGTGAAATGTGTGTTCACAATGAAATCCTTAAGTAAAAGCGGGATACCCAGCTACGGGTGGGTGTGTTCCCAGATTCAAAAAGTGGCGGGTGTGGGTTATCGTCTCACCCGCCAAAAGACGGCTATTCAAATTTGTCTACAATTGTGGACAAACTCTTATGTAGTCTCGGTCACTGTGCTTTCGCAGTAACCTCGGAAGTTTGCTCGGCGATTGAAGCAAACCATCTGTACGGAATCGTCCATGCAGCGAACGCGAACGTTGCTCATTTCTGGGTGCTGGTAAGCCTTTCGCTTGCGCATCTGGCGACCGGCAGCGTAGTAGCATCGGAATGATGCCCAGTTGACTCCAAGGATCACACCGTCATTGCGCTGGTTGACGCTAGCGGCATTGGTCCAAGCTGGAACCCAGTTCATTGGAGTACCACGGACGTAAACCGTACCGCTGTGCTTGGCCATATCGTCGCCGATGTTGTCGTTGCCCAACTGGAGCAGGCGACGACATGCAGCCAAACGGCTATGGGTGGTCAACAATTCCCAGTCGCTTCGAGTCTGACTAACAATGTCAGGTCGCTGAACCGGAGGAGTGAACGAGCACAGGTCCATCGAGGTGATGATCTTCTCAACGAAGTCCTCTCGAGTGACATCCGCGTACGGGAAGGTTCGGTTTCGCCACTGGTCGTAAACCGTTGGGTCGATTCCACCAACGCCGTTTGATCCCCATCCAACTGGCGCGTAGCCGTCAAAGCCTTCTTGAGCGTTGTTCTCGGTAACGCTGTCGTTCGTAGCGGTGATCCACCACAACAACGATACTGGCGAGAATGGGTCTTGCGTCGGGCCAGACGGTCCAGGTCCGAACATCAAGTCTTCCATGCCTTGATAGAACGATGTCATCAGGTCATCTTCCATGCCCTTGATGTAATCGTAAATCTGTCTTCCACCAGTTCGGAAGATTTCTTCGTCGATGTCATAGTGGTAGTTGTTGGTCGTTAGACCCCACTTCAACGAACCCTCACTGATAGTGTTTACCCGACCGGACGAATCGCGGTGGTAAAGGCCAACAACCTGGAAGTTGTTGTTGGTAGCAACCTTGACCTTCCACTTGCACTGTGATGTGCTCATGGTGTCTTTTTTCAAGTTGCCACTGAAAAGGCGCGAAGCGTACTTATACTCTTGCAACGGCAGAGAAATGTCCTGCGCCGCAAGTCTATCTTGCCCCGCAAACTCCTGGTGAATGGTGTTTACGAAGTCATCAATTTGGTCAATTCCGAGTCCCACGATGGAACCTCCTTATGGTTAGTTACCAGACATCTCTCGATAGAGCCGGTCATAATGATCCTGCGGATTGTCTGACGGCTTCAATGGCTTAGTTGGGCTTCCGCCCAGCCGACCATTGCTCTGCTTTGAGATTTTCTGGGTTCGTTGTTTAAGTTCCTTCTTGCGAAGTTCATCAGCAAAGAGTGATTTCGCAATTCGGTTGACAATAATTTCGTTAAGTTCTGCTGGTCGCCCTAGTGCCTTGCGGCCTGCTAGGTAGGTTTCAACCTCCACAAACAAGTCTTCTCGGCGCTGCTTTTCCTCGGCAGTTTCCTTGTCGGTAGCACCGAATAAATCAGCGTGACCGAGAGAATCAACCAAGCTGTCGAAATGCCGTTCTTGAGAAATGACACTCGCTTCCGCGTAGCGTGCCTCTATCGCCTCTAGTCGAGACGCATAGTGGTCATTCATTCGCGTAAGCTCGCTGATAATGCCATCGTCATAGATATCTGCGTCCAGCGAAACCTTGTACGCACCATCTTTCGGAGATCGCTCCTCAAGTGGTTCGGTCTTAGGCTTTCCCTGCTTGACAAATTGGCCCTTCTCGTTTCGAGTCGTGCCTTCTTCCTCGCCTTTGGCTAGTGCCTTGCGGCCAGCCTCGATCGCACTCTTGTCAAACAATCGGAATACCCGATCCAACTCCTCACGGCTGGCAAAATCGGCTAAATCAGCTTCATTGATGCCATACGCGGCTGCCTCGGCCTTAACGTCATCGGTAAGCCATTTAATGCTTTCCTGTGCGTTGCCGGATTCCTCGCCATCATCCGTGGCGGTGTTGCTGCCGGATTTGTCCTCGGCAGGTGTTTTGTCTCCTGGCTGTTGAATGCCAGCGTGTTCACTTGTGATCTGTGCGTCAGACTTCTTTTCTACCTCGCCTTGTCGATCTTGATTGATTTCCTCAATAACGCTCTTGGCGTAGTCTTGGATTTCAGCACTGCTTGTGCTTGGTGTTACTTCTTCGAGGTCGGTCAATGACATGGTTCTTTCTCCATTTGATCGTAATGAATTGTTTTAGCTAATCCGAATAACCGCCATCGTTATCTACCAATCCGCGTCGCGATAGAAACTCCTTGCGAGCCCTACGGCTTGTGAATCGAATCTGTCCGTTGTCGTGAACTTGAGCCCCAGCAATGTTGTGCTCCCGAATCATCTGACGCGCCTCTCCGACCTGCGATGGCATTACGCCACAGCCTTCGGAAATCAACGGATCGTGTTCGGTGTATGTGTTGGCAGTCATCGCTGGGCCTTCGAGCTTCTTGCGAGGCATCAACTCGTCGAGCTCTTCCTTGGTGACTACCCTGCCGTTGTACTTGTGAACGACTCCACTCATGTTGCTACTCCACCTGGAACGACACTTGATTCAACACACATTGCGACATCAGGCATTCGCTCTGCAACTGCCATCGCCTCACGCAGCGTTGGCGCTTCGACCTGCCGCCATTCATAGCGACCATCTTTCAACTTTACGTTTACATGGCATGTCATGCTTGCGGCCTCTGCATTGCTGATCGTTGTTGACTGTTGAGCTGCGGATTCCCGCCCATTAACGATTGAATCATTGCGGCACTTCGGGCATCTGCGGTTCCGCCAGTAGGCACGTTCTTGCGTACCGTTTCTCGAACCGTGTGCGGCGATTGCCTGACTGTGTTTTGATCGCCACCAAGCATCTCAGCTGGAACAGCAAACGTGATTAGCTGCTCGATCTCGGGCTTGTTCATCAGTCTCGCCATTTCCTTGACGAGCACTTGAACATCCAGCGTGGCTCCCGATGCTTGGAACATGGGCCACAATGGAGCGATCTCGCGAAGCACTTGGAAATACTCTTGGAGGTGCTGCTGGGGTGTCTTGAAGACCATGGAGTACGGTTCGACTCGGAACTGATAGTCCTCGAAACTTCCCATGCGGTAGTCTGGAGTCCAGTCAGAATTGACTTGAATGCCACTATTGCCAACCGGCATTGAAGTATGCAATTCAAGTGTCTCGTCTTGCCACATCAACCGCCCTAGATCCAAGATGCACTCGGCGGCAAAGTTCACCACGGACAATCGCATGTCGGCTACATTCTTACCGAGCGCTCCGTGGACTATCTCCTCCTGCCCTACGGTCGCTGCCTGCGGCCCAAGCCCACCCATGGCTTGAAGGTTGCCAGCCATCCGGTCGTACTCAGTTTGAACGAATGTAGCCATTGCCATATCTCGCTGGTCAATGCCACCTACTTCAACCTGCCCCAATTCCTTTGGGTTGTTCATTCGAATCCATTCGTTACGCCCAGCTTTCCTAATCTTTTCGGCGTCATCGGCTCCTGATGGAGAATATGTGTTCACGACTCTATGCGCGTCGGAATCCTCTTCCATTCTGCGGTGAAGTCTGTTTTGAAGATCGTGCAAGCCTTTGAGGTTCACCGCTGGCGATGTCGGAATAACGTTATCAGGAGTGTCGCCCAACGACAGGAATTTGTACGGCCCAGCTTGCGATCCAGTCCAGTCACGTTCGATCAGTGGTTCCAAGTCATCTTGGTAGCATGGCATCGTGACAATGGAATTGTTCTCCGGAATCCAGAGATCCATTAGCCATACCATGTCTTTGAGATCATCGTCCTCTGCGCTTCCATGTTCGGAAGCGATATCTCTTGCTGCGCCGGTCGAATCATAGTGTGACCTGCTTGTCGGCCGTAACTTATCCTTGACCTTCTTGGAGTATCCAGGTTCATCCATGACCTTCTCGTAATCAGCGCGGTAGCGGTGACCGCAATACCGCATCTTGCTGAGTTCCTTCGCCGACATATCCAGGATCAAGTCATCTAGCGAAACGCGGTTGAACCAAGGTTGACCTGGATCAATCCAAACGTCTTCTTCACCTTCGAGTAGTCCGTGGAATCGCGTGTCGGTATCACGCATCATGACGACGCCACAGCCAATGCAGAAGAACGCATCTAAGACGATCATGCGAAACGTCTGGTCCAACGCCATGTCACTAATGAGCTTGTTCAGGTTTATTTCAAACCTGCGTGCGAAAGCAATGTTCTCGGTTCTTGGCGTAGCGACCAAAACTTGCGGATTGTTGGCGGCTAAAGAAATCGTATAGATACGTGCGGTCTGATTAATCAGGTTAATCAGCGTCTTGTTCTCGGCTCCGGTCTCAGCATACCACGAGCCAACGTAGTCTTTGATTAACTCTTTACGGACACGACGAAACGGCTCCAGCGCATCGCGTGAAGACTTGATGGCCTTTAAGAGCCGACCTCGTTTGTCGTTGTTTGATAGGTCAATCATTGCCAGTCGCAACATTAGCGGCAAATGCCGTGGTGTGTTTGCGACTGGGTTTTAGCACCAGTCTTAACTACTCAACTAAGATACTAGCTATTTCTTGGCTGTTGATTCAGCCTTGACTTCGCTTGGTTTCGATTCCGCAGGTTTGACTTGCAAATCAGCGTTTCTCAAAATCGATTTCGTGTGAGCTAGGTTAAGAGCTGCTTGAGAAAACTGCATTGCCTCTGTGCCACTCGGTTTTGTTCTTGCCATGTCAGCCAGTCGCACAATCGACTCATCGAGCCTCTCTCCAACATCCAAACTCTTGTTATCGCTCATCACATTCCTTTCAGGTATTATCTCTGACTTCGCAAAACGTCACGGATGCCCCAGTTAGGAGAGCCAACTTTTGACCGCTGGCGTTCCTGCTGTTCCCTCCATCCGTAGCTTCCATACTCAGGAGTTTGACCTGTTTCTTCGCTTGTGTCAATCTTACTGGACCCGATATCGGTGTTAAATACCAGCCAGCAGCCAGATGCGGATATTGCTCTGTCAGCGTGATTTTTTTCAGCTTCCCCTTTGCTTTTCGACGGAACGTGGATGATCTTAGTGCCATCCCACTCGTATTCTCCGCATTCGGCAATCATCGCTTCTGATCGCGGAATGAACGATTTATTTTCCATCGCAAGTGCGAATTGCTCGAACATATCCGACTTGTCAGCGTCCTGGCATGGCCATCCAGGCTTGCGACTTTTCTTCTTCAGTCCAACCTGCGAAACCTCCCTGAAGAACACGTTGCCGTAGTAGATAACTTCCATGATCTCTTTGGCGAACCCTCCGGAAACTCCGGAATCTTCCCAGCCAAGCAAGGCGTTACGAAGCCACATGCAAATCCCAACACATCGCCTTGCGAATGGACGTGGCTCTAGTCCCTTGATGGTGTACTCGACAACCTGCTCGCCCGTCCGATTGTCCAAAGCTGTTAGCACCGAGTTCGTAGCGTGAGCGCTGACGCCACCCGAGGCGATGTCAGCACCAGCGGTAAACGGTCCCATCGGTGGAGAGTTGTCGATTCCAGGTCGGAACCAAAGCTTTAGCGATCCATCTTCTCTTGGGATCAATCCAGTGAGCTTGCATGACTCCGAGTCAAACACTGGGTTCCCAACCCAGACAGGAGGCTTGCAATTCTCTCGCTTCATTCGATCAAGCAAGTCAGACGAAAACACCTTGCCGACTGCGCCTCGTGGATTACGGTCATACTGTGAAGCAACGAGTCTTGGAGTAGCTGTTGGTCGCAAGCACCGAGAGTCATACCATGGGCTCCGTACAACGTTATCGTACTTGAACCCCTTTCGCTCGAGTCGAGTCCGCAAGTCTGGATTGTCTTTGTTGTACTGATTTACTGCTGGCTGATCTTCCGGCTTCAGGGCGATCGGTACGCCATCTCGCACAATATATGAGTGCTTGCTTTGAGTTGGGTGGTCTTTCCAATCGAGTATGAGATGCACGCCGTTTTTAGCGGTGTCTGGATTCTCGCAAGCGTTGTGGAACACACCTTGATCAACGTACCTTGCGCTTACCATTCGAATACAGTTGTGAATCAAAAGAGGGCGTCCACTATCATCAATGACAGTGAACGCCCTTCGCGGACCGCAGTTCAAGAGGTCGTATACGCTGTTCAGGTTTTGGGTGGAAGCAAAAGAGCGTCCCCTGTCCAGCCTCTCTTGATGCGACCCATGATCGTAAAGTAACTCAGCCCTGTCATCTGCGCTATCTGCGATACAGTCAGTACGCCCTTCGTTGTCTGTAACTGATGGCAATACCTCCGATTCTGCGACTGCTCGATGTCTGTCGCCCACCTGCAATTTTCCGGGCAGTAACCAAGGCTGTTGTCGATCCTGTCGATACTCAACCCGTCCGGCTTCTCGCCCATGTCCTCCATGAAGTTCTCGAACTGCATCCAGCGATCGCACACCTGTATCCCGCGACCGCCGTAATTCTGATAAGCGGGATTCTTGGGGTTGGTGCAGCGCTGGATCATGCACACCCATACATTCTACGTTGGCGTTTTCCGCATTCCGTGCGTAGTCATTCGCTTCTTGGCGCTCTCCGACTTCCAGCACCCGCAACTCTTCGTGTGACCGCGACTGAGAAGGTTCCCCGATACCACAGTCCGATTGCCGCATTTGCACTGACACATCCAAGCTATCTTGCCATGCTTCGTGCGACCACTTCTCTCGATAACCGTCAGGTAGGTGTATATCTTCCCTGTCAAATCCAATATCTCTGGCATGCTTCCACCCATTTTTGGTAAGAACACGATGGTCTGGAGTGAGCTTGATTCCATACGACTGGATCGTTTTCTGCTCACCCTGATAAACACAACCATCGTGCGATACCCACCTTATACCATCCCAAACTCGGTGCTGCAACTCGACTGCTTCAATTGGAATCAGTCCACGATCCGTCACTACAAGCGTGCCTGCTGCGGCGCAATTTGAGACGTCTTGAATAGACTCCTGGACCATTTCGTCCTTGCCGCCAGAAACGAAGTCGCGAGCACCAGCTTCGTCCACAGTGAAAACTGTCGCACGTCCACCAGCCGCAACATCCTGACCTGCGGAGTAACCTCGCATTAGTGAACCATTGTCGTGATTGATAAACGTGTGTTGCCCCAGGTGCCTTTCGTAATTGGGCTTCATCCAGAATGGCAATCTCTCGATAGCCCAAGCCACCTTCCACAACACTGTAGAGGAGTCACTCTTTGAATCAATCAGGTCTTCGTTTCTCGTCACGTAACCAGCCGAGAACATTGGATCTCGCAGCCATCGGCGAAGGTCAACCCACAGGTAACCGAATGATCCACCTTGAGCACGCGACTTATCCACGATCACGTCGACAGCTCGTTCTTCACGCTCTGCGGTATCAACTGCTTCATCCATCGCCACGAACACCGATTCTTGGTGCGGGTATGGAATGAATGGCACAATCTTGAATCGAGCGCGAGGGTCGTAACCCCAGCAAGCGAATGCCATCCAGAAGCTAAGATCTTCCATGCACGCTTGCCACAAAATGTCGCGAAATCTCTTATCCACCATGGCGCGTTCACGACAGCGAATGCGCCATTGCAAGTTTTCAATCGGGTCCTTTGGTACAAGATCGTAGTAGAGGCTTACGGTCATGTTCTTGTCAGTGCATCAGAATTATTTCGCCGGTACTCTGCGATGGCATTATCTACAGTCCTACGTGCCACATCGCAACTGCCTCCGCGCTGCATGTATTTTTCAACAGCCTGCCATAAGTTGAATTCTGCGTTCTCTAGGAGTTCACCAGCACGGACATCAGCCTCGTCGCGTTCTCGCTGCGACAGAAGCCTCTGCTTATTCAGCTTGTGCTCTGCTATCTTGTGAATGCTTTTTGTCTCAATCACGATCTTTTCAAGGCCTCTCCGATTTTCATGACCTTCAAGCGTGCTCGCAGCGTTGACTCCTTCAAGCCATAAAGCGAAGCCCATTCCGATATCGTCTTTCGCACTCCATTGTGTTCAATGCCGCATCGACCGCACGTAGTTGAATGACCTGATCGCAAGTGACCTAGACGTACGGTAGCCTCGTTGCCGCATGCACACTTGCATAGGACTTGTCTTTTACCTTCCGATTCGACTTCACGAACGACTGTGAGATCGCCGTACTTGTCGTTTGGTTTTATCTCGATGCGTTTCATTGGAACTTACTCAATCATTGATATTAAAACTGCGCGGCGCAGGATATGACGTTGTTACCCATACCTAGGCAACGACTTCCTTTTTCGCAAACACGTTGACAACCCGCGTCTCTTGGTGAACCTCGACCTCATACGCTTCGCTCATCCAATCA